CCCTGCTTTGCCGACCCATTGCTACCACTAATGCTTGCAGCACCACCGTTCGCTCCGCCACCACTATTGATTTCAAAAGCACTTGAAATCAAGACGGAAAAATCATTACTCGATCCTCCACCCTGCCCACCAGAAACAGCAGTTGAGCCGCTAATTCCTCCGCCACCACCACCTCCGCCACCACCATTAAGGTGATAATAGCCATTTTGGATAACAGACCCGCTTACAGCTGCGCCTCTTCCGGATCTACCGTAATCCCAAAAGCTACTACCAATTTCGTAATCCATAGAAAAAGAATTAGCTGCACTTGTACTGCTCGAACCACCAGAGTTACCACCCTGTCCACCAGGGAACGAAAGAAAACCAAAACTACTTACTCCGCCATTGTTTCCGCTAATTCCACTTGTATCAGCGGTAACAGAACTACCACCACTACCGCCAGATCCAATTGTTGCGCTTATGGAAGCGCCAGCACCACCAAGAGCGCTTGCCGAAACTGTCTCCCTGAAAAAACCACCACCACCTCCTCCGCCGCCACCACCAGCATTATTCGTGCTTGTTGAAGATCTTCCACTGCCTCCGCCGCCACCAGCGCCAATACATTCCACAACAACAATTTGGGCGCTTGCGGGGATGGTGTACGTTGTAGTTCCAGTGACACTAAAGACCTGCGTAGCAAGCAACTGGATACTTGTAAGCGCAGTAATTGTTGCGCTAACAGCCGAGACACTTGAGCTGACAGCCTGGATGTCAGACTGATGCTGAATGATGTCGTTGACAATGATGTTGTGCTGGGAAGCTGGGTACTTATCGCCAGCGACAACAGTCTGCGGAGCAACGTACGTCACGCAGTAATCCTATCAGTACAACGCTGTGACAGTGGTCGCGCTTGTGCTCGTAGAGTAAACACGCACAACGCGAATCGGAAGAATAGTTCCCCTAGCGCAAACAAGAACCACAGGGTCGGTATCGCCAACAAGAAGAACATTCACATTATGGTGCGAACCACTGCCCTCAGCCTGCAATGCGCGCGTAACCTCAGCAAGATCATTCTCATCGTCAGGCGTGACAAGTACCGCTCGAGTGTACGGCGCGAGAATCTCAGGCGCCGTCTGCGAAAAACTGTTAGTAGCCACCCTCGCCGCCCATCGCGCCGCCCATCGGAGCGCCCATCGGAGCAGCACCGCCACCCATCATCGGCGTCATCGGCGTCGAAACAGCAGCCTCGCCAGCAGGATTCGGCGTCGGCAGCGAAGCGATCAGCATCATGATCTCCTTCTGCATGCGCTCCTGCATCATCGCGGCCTGACGCTCCTGCTCCATCATCTGAAGCGTCTGCTCCTGCGCGAGCTGCGCGATACCAGGGAGAGCAGCAACGGCCGGCGGGGCGCCTGCGCCACCCATCGGCGCGGGCGGCATCGGAGCCATCGGCGCCATCATCGGAGCGGCGCCCATCATCTCGGGCGGCGGGGGCGGCAGCATCGGCCCAGCATTCATCATGTCAGGAGGAACGCTCACGCCATACTCCCCTTGCGCTTCTTCAGCGCATTCTTCAGCATCTCAAGCTTAGGATCGGGCGTCTTCATCGAGCCCGGAGCCTTCATCCCGTACCCTGGCATTACGAAGCCCTCCGGCGACCCTCGGCAGCAAGCTGCTGGAACTTCTCCTTACCGTACTTCTTGCGACCAATCGAAGCGGCAAGCGCCTTAGGATCATCCACGCCCTTCTTGGCAAGCTTGCTGGCAAGCGCAGAGAACTTGCCGCCGCCTCCGGTCTTCATGCTCTTGTCAGCCACGTCGAAACTATACCTTACTTCCCGCCGGACTCTTCGCGCTTGATACGAGAAGCCTGCCGAGCAGCCCACGACGCACCAGCATCCCCACCCCACGCCTGCCACGCCACATACCCCGGCGTCTCCTTACCCGGCGTACCCCAACCAGGCTTCCTATTCACAGCATGCCTTGAGAAGAACGAGTGCATCCGCATCACATGATCCCTGGTCAGCGGCGCGCCGGCAACTATCTTTCGTGCGCGAGCAGCAGTAGCAGGCTCAAAACCGCCACCAGCCTTACCATCAGCAACAAGGTCCAACCCCCTGCGCGCCGCACTACGCATACCAGCACTAGGAACGTACTTGCTCACGCCGAAAGTATACGTGTGCTAGTGTGCGGCACGCGGCTGGGAGGGGCATCCTCAACCCTAGTTCCATCGCTAGCGCCCCAACCAGCCGCCCAAAACCCTACTTCTTGCCGACAACAAACCGCGTAGCGCGCTTCTGAATGTCAGGCTGCGGCTTAGGCTTAGGCTTCTCCACCAATCGGATAGGCGTCACAGCTTCCTGCTGCCACACCGCCTGCGCTCCAGCCATAGCCATCACCAAGTCGTCGTGACAACCCTCATCCGCCTCGGGACGCGGCTCTCGACCACCACGATCCCGGTACACAAACGTCTTCATCTCGCCAATCAAGTCCTCGCTCTTGATTCGGTGCGGCTCATCACGCACAGCGGCCTGCAACGCTGCCAGCATCAGCGGCCTGGTCGCGCTCGTCGTGTTCCACCCGAGAATCTGCTCGTACTTCGCGTTCACACCAATCGGATTCTTCGGACGCCACAAGCGCGGATACCCCATCGCGTTCTTCAGCTGCGTCAGCACCGCCGTTCCAGGCCCATTGCGCTCCACAGCGATAATCGCGTCGTTGAACAAGCGTCCGACGCGCGCAAGATCATCAGCGAACTCGTCAACATCAGCCCGATACTTGATTTCCGCCACCTGCTCGCCATTATCAAGGCGTAGCACAATCGCTACGGAGTAATCCATACCAGATCCGATACCGCCACGGTCCTCGCGCCGCTCATACTCCTCAAAACTGACCGAACCAGCAACGTCAGCAAAAATAATGTACCGAGAATCCCGCCTTGGCGCCTCCCACAGCTTCATCGCGCCACGATTATCCTCGTAGAACTCGATTCTTCCGCCAGGGACAGGCAAACCCCGCACAAAACCACGCTTCTTCGGCGCCATCCCGCGTACATTCTCCAAAAACTGGAAGTATTGGCGCCCAGTAGTCTCACAAAACTCGCCCAAAACGCGAATCTTGTACGCGCTCGAGTCCTCACCCCACTGTCGCTTCGCATCCTGCACCCACTCCTGCGTGATCAAAGCCCTCTGAGCGTCCTCAGACACCTTCTCACCCGTGAAACACGGCGCGTCAAACGCGCTCATATGCACCGTGTACCACCCAGAGTCAGGCTGGAACGCCTTATAGAACGTCCCCGTCGGCCTCGTAGGGTTCCCAATCAGCAGCACGCGCGCCTCATCAGCCGTCAAGAAACCCTCAGACGCCTCGTAAATAGCCTCATCCACACCACTAGCCTCATCCACCACCAGCATCATCCTCGGCGCGTGATGCCCCTGGAATCGCTCAGGCTTATCCGTAGACAAACCCATAGCAAACCAATCCGACCTGACCTCAAGGCTCGACTTGAACATCTTCCCAAACGCATCCTTACCGCCAGGGATCTTCGAGTGACGCAACGCGATCTCGCGCCACAACAACTGCTCAACCTGACTCCACGTCGGAGCAGTCGTAATCACACGACACGGCCCCTCCGTCATGAAATCAAGCACCGCAACAGCAGCCGTTGCCGTCTTACCAACCCCGTGACAAGACCTGACGGCAACCCTCTTGTGCTTCTTCAACGCCTTCAACACTTCCTGCTGCTTCGACCAAGCATCAAACCCAAAAAGATTCTTAGCTTTCCACACAGGATCAGCCATCCGCGCCCTAAGCTGAAGCGCCTCTTTCGAGAAATCACTCATATGCCCCAAGAAGGACTCGAACCTTCACGCCAAAGGCACTCGATTTTGAGTCGAGCGTGTCTACCAATTCCACCATTGGGGCGAAACTACTCCTCAACAACAACTTCGCCCTCCACCTGGAGAGCACCACGCGCATCCTCAAGCGGAATCTGCGCCAACGCCACAAGACTCAACGTCTGCGGCGAAACCTCATGCTCCACAACCTCCTGCTTATGAAACCCGAAACTACGCTCCAACTGCCACGCCGCCGGCTTCCAATCCCCCTCAGCAGCAGCCTCATTGATCTTCCGAAGATTCTGCTTCATATGCTGCTTCCGAGCCTCATAAAACCGGCGAGAAAACTCCGCATACCTCTTCGACTCGCCCTTCTTCCCCTTATGCAGCGTACTCATAAACACCTTCTCATCAACACCAAGAACACGCGCAATCGCACGCTCAAACGCACCCAAACTCGCCAACTCCACAGCCTCCTCAAGCTGCTCATCCGACAAATCCCCCATCGTCCCCGCCGGCAAATACTCCGACACGCGAAACGCACCAAGACGCTCCAACGCCTCCTCCCGCGCCTCCCGCAAATCAGCCCTCTTCGTCACGCAACAACCCCCACAAATCCACCCTCAACCCACTAACAACACTCATACACACCCACGCATCATACTCACACCCAGCCCACACCAACAACCCACCATCAACACCATCCCGCGTCAAAAAACTAAAACGCCAACAAGACCAACCACCCATAAATGCTAAACTACCAAAACCCCGCCTCACCAGCGGGAGTCGCCCGTCAGAGGGGCAACCGCAACACGCGCATCAAGAACCCTCCGAACACACAATCGCGTGTTGCCGCCAACGACCAGCCAAGTTGGCAACCCACAAAAGCCAGCCACGCTTTTGGCACACCCCCACGGAGGGGGGGGAAAGGGGGGGGAGGACCAACACGAACCATTCCTCATCAGCCC